ACTTCAGCTCGCCGATTTAACGATGAAAGTCACGACGCCAAAAACGTCCAGGGTATCTTCACTGCCAATGATGATCGGGCTGTAAGCGCTATTCATTGGATTAAGCTGAACAGTCGGTCGAAGCTGCAGACGTTTTACTGTGAACTCCCCTTCCACTGCGGCGATCACAATATCTCCATGATCTGCTGTGATGGAGCTGTCCACCACCAGCAGATCACCATCACCGATTCCCGCATCGATCATCGAGTCCCCGGCAGCCTTGAGGAAGTAGGTTGAACTCGGGTGTTGGATCATCAATTCATTGAGATCGATACGTTGCTCGACGTAATCCGCTGCCGGGCTGGGAAATCCACATTGCACTAAGTCGCTGAAAAGCGGAATAGCAATGACTTCACGTAACTCTGCTGGTCTGTACAACTTCATAATGCACGCCTCGACACTGTTTTTATATACAGTAGTTGAATGGAAAATCCTGATCGAGGTGCGCTATGAAGCTGGCTGATTAAGGCTTAAGCGGTTTGCCCGTAACCTTCTCATGCATCGACAAATATGTTTTTGTAAATTTTTCCGCCCGCCTACAGTTCGGCGCCAGCCGACTTTCCTGCCGGGAATTTTTTGTACAGTGTGCAGACCGCTACGTCGTAAATTAAAGCGACTTGCTTACGGTCGATGCCGTTCGCAACGAGTCGTCCAGCTTGTGCCCATTGTTCCGCAGTCAATTTTGGGCGACGACCGCCAACCCTTCCCTTTTCTCTCGCAGCGGCAAGGCCAGCGCGCGTTCTCTCGACGATCAGTTCCCTTTCCATTTCCGCAAGCGCGGACATTATATGGAAGATGAATCGGCCCATCGGGCTGGAAGTGTCTATGCTGTCGGTGAGGCTACGAAAATGAATGCCGCGCTGCCGCAATTCGTCTACCAGCAGGACAAGATTCCGCATACTTCGGCCCAGTCTATCCAGCTTCCAGACCACCAGCGTATCGCCTTCGCTTAACGTCCTAAGCAGCCTTTTTAGTGCCGGGCGATTAGCCACTGTTCCGCTCATTTTTTCTTCAAAAATCTGCTCACATCCTGCGCGCTCGAGTGCCTGCCGCTGGAGATCAGTATTTTGGTCATTTGTTGACACCCGGACATAGCCAATCTGCATATTTTTTACCCAATATCTTTTGCCAAAAAATCAGGTGAAGTTATCGACCACGCACTTGAGAGACAATCTATAAAACGTCGGTTTGGGAAGTAGCGTCACAGTCAACTTCGGAAGCCTTGAAATTGGAGCGAAAAATGCCTCTTCTGCAAGCTTCATTGATTTCCATTTTCTTGGCACTAATGATTATGACGCGCGCATCCTGTGTGGTGGCAATTCGAATGGAGGGATGGGAAAGGGGGATTTCACTTTCTATGCTGGAAAATACACTTTTATCGGTGACAGTTTTGAGTTTCGAAATCCTATCACCTGCCAGAACAGCATAACTGCCTCAGGCAGCATTAACGCAGGTGGCTCACTAAGAGCCGTAACTTCATCAAACGTATGGGCCTCCAGCGATACACAGAACGCCCACGTGTGGTTTTACGGTGCGGGAGGGAATGAATCACGCGGGGTAATCTATGCACCTAAGGACGGTACGATCCGACTCAGACCGGACAGCAACGATAACGGTGGAGCGAATGGCTATAGTTTTTCGTTTGAATCATCTGGCCGGTTCACCTGTATTTCGGTAAACCAGACCTCTGACGAACGAGTTAAATTTGACAAAGAGCTCGTCAGTAACGCTCTGGAGAAGATTTGTTCCCTGACGGGCTACACATTCGGCATTCAACTCACCGAATCAGCGACGGTACGAAGCGCAGGCATTATCGCCCAGGAACTGGAGCAGGTTCTGCCGGTTGCTGTGAGTTCTGGCGGCACCGGCACAACACCTGCTGGAGAAGAAATTAACGATCTCAAAACTGTGGACTACAGCGCAATGAGCGCCCTGTATGTGGAGGCGATTAAGGAGCTTGCCGAGCGTGTCAGAAGCTTAGAAAGCGAGCTGCGTGAACTTTGCAGCCCATCGGCTACCTAATCCTCCACCCGTTTCTCTAGTCCCTTCACACGGATTGTCAGCGCTTTGATTGCCGCCAGCGCATCGAGCACAAGAGGGTTGAGGTCGAGCGTCATTTTCCCTGATTCTTCAGCTGAGTGAACGTACTGTGGATCAATCTTCTCAATCTCCTGTGCAATGATGCCGCGACGAATCGTTTTATCCTCATCCGCCAGGTAATAGAATGTTTTAAAATCCATTGCCTCAATGTTCGAAAGCGACTCGTTTAAATCAAGATCACCGGTTATCTTTTTGAAGTTAATGTCTGACGTTCCAGAGGCCTGGTAAAGTGTCCACGGTACATCGGTTTTTGGCGTTTGAGGGTTTGTGTTTGTCAAAAATCGGCTGTACCCCGCACCGTTAGATGTTACCCACATTTGCGCAATTCGCTGCGTATTGTAAGAACTTTGATAACCACAACCATTGGCTGGAGCCCACAGAGTTAAACCATCAGCGTCACTGATAAAAGATGCATTAGCATCGTTTGGCTTATTCTGCTGAGGTGAACCTAGCCCAAAAGCCCCCACCTGCATGACGTTCCCAGCTGCGGTTCCGACATCCTTCGTGGCACTACTTCCCAAACCGAGGTTTGTGCGAGCGTCTTCTGCCTTCGTCGCGCCGGTACCTCCGTCTGCGACAGCAAGTGCACCATTGCTTCCTTTCTGCAGTAACTTGCCGATCGCAGGAATGCTTACTGCCTTGCCGTTGATGGTGACCGTGATGCTCTGGTTCGCCGTGGTTGTGGCAAACGTCTCCCACGCACCGATATTCTCGTCGTAGTCTTTGATGAGCTGAGACATCGCCTGCGCCAGGCCATCGACAGAGATATTGTCTGATACCAGAATGCCGTACTTCTGGCCGCTTAGCGCCGGGGAAGCAGCTGGCGTAACCGTCATGGACGTGGCGCTGTTTACGGATGAAATCTGGAACATCTGGACCGGGTTAGACATGACGATAATAGTCTGGCCAGCGCGGACTTGGCTGGCGGGAGCCGTCCATTTCGTGCCTGTGCCGGTGGCGGTATTTCCGTTAATAGCGATGGTGCCAGTGTTATAAAGCATATTTTCTCCAGGCAATAAAAAACCCCGCCAGAGCGAGGTTGTTATTCAAAATGGTTGGTTATTTGCAGGTGGTGTCAGTGAATGTGTTCGCACTTACCCAGCGCCAGTTGAAAGGGTATCCGGCTCGGTACTGCGTCTGGTTGTTTTGTTTGCGAACGCCGTAAATTTGAACCGTATTTTCCTGACCGCCAACGATGGCTGTGCCGCTGCAAACTGGCTCCTGTTTCTCAAGTACGCCAGCGCAGCCAGACAGCATGACAGCCCCAGCCATGCAGATGAGTAGCTTATTCATGTGATGGTATCCCAAGGTATTCATTAACTTAGACAATACCAACATGAAATAGGCGGGTATAATTGATTAGATAGATCAATTATCTGTTATTGATCGCTCAAAACGATCAATCAGTCATAGGCCGCTGTATTTATCGCTGTTAATGAAATCCCGGTATTTGTACCGCCTCCCGGCGCCCCTGTCCCCGTTGAAGTCCCGCCTGCGTTTACCCTCGTAGTTGTTCCATCGAATCTGCATGACGAATACGCATTGATTGTGTAAATGGTAGGAGGTTGGGTGGAGTTGTTCACGATTACGGTCTGACCCAGCTGTGCCGAAGCGACGGCCCACGAACCGCTGAGAGTCTGGTCAATATTGATCCCCCCGTTTGCGCCGGGCGAGCCAACTGTCTGCAGGTCTGATAAAACGCGAGACTCATTTGTCAGCACAAGCTTTCCCGCGGCGTCCCAAATAGCCAGACCCCATTTCGGTAATGTCTGCGGGAATACGGCAAATACATATACTGTCAGGGTGAAACTCTGGTTATAGGGGTTCACCCCGCCAACATATATATTACCGCCATTCCTGTAAGACATAACTGGCGTGGGCTGTGCTGTATTGGTGGTTTTAATAAATACCATCACAGGATAACTTGCGTTCAATGCAATATTCTGTGCGACCTGCTGAGAGCTGCCGTTAGCGGATGAATTAAAGGTGTACTTTCCGTAAAGACAAAAAGGCGTTGATTGTGGCGTTACAAAGGGATTCCCGTTATCCATTAATATCATTGCGCCAAATTCGGCCATTATGATTTCTCCATGAAAATGACCACCTCACACTTTGATGCCGGATAATTCCCCATACCTATAGCAGAGGCAGCTGTTACGGCAATAGTGTTCCCCGATGCTACAATGCGCCGACCTACGCTGCTCCCTCCTTCATCGAGTGAAAGAACAAAGCCGACTTTCATTCCGGAGGGAATCGTAAAAGACCAACTGCCGGATGTTTGCCCGGCAGCCAGTTGTATACGCCCAACAACGGAAACTGGCTTGATACCGTAGTTAGTGGGTTTACCCGACGCATCCCATGTTTGTATACCCCATGACATCAAAACACTCCTGTGAGTTTGCCGATTTGCACGCGGAGAACTCCATTCGAGTCCCTGATACTGTCAGTGACGTTAGTCGATTTTCTTGCCCCCTGACCGTCGCTGCCGTAGTTTTCCCAGGTGCCACCCTTATCAAGTTTCCAGCCAGCGGAACCCGCCACGTAGTTATTTGACTGGATGTAATTACCAATCTTAGCGTTAGATATGGTCCCGTCCTGGATGAATGTATCTCGGATAAAAGTCTGGCCGTTCTGGATCACAAAGGGCAATGCTACAGTGCTGCCAGCCTGGGTGGTTACGGCGAAACGGTCTGCCAGGAAGATAACCTGCGACTGCATACCAGAAGGCGTGTTCTCTACGCCGATCCCCATCCCTGCAGCGTAATACTGCCCGTTAGCGGCCACGCCAACTTTGATGTTATACATCGCGCTGATGTTGCCGTTAATGTCAGCCACCGCATTAGCGGTTTGCGTGATAGCAGCAGTTTGTCCATTCACCGTTACGGTCAGAGAATTGATTTTTGTTGCAGATGCCTGAGTGAAGTCAGCCAGGGTTTCGGTGAGGTCAGTTGCGTTGGAAATATTGCCGCCGGCAGATGCATCGAGCGTAACAAGTGCACGGGCAACCGCCGAACTGGTATCCGCAATCGTTGTGTCAATGCGGTCGATGCTGGCGCTGTTCCCTGCATTGGTCACAGTTTGAGAACGGCGTGAAGTAACCTGCGCCAGCCCGTTCTGGATTATGGCGATAGCGGAGTTCTTCACCCCTCCCGTCATGCCATCCATCGATACAGAAATCTCGTCGATTTTCACCTCTGCCTGCGCCAGCCCATCAGCATTTTCCTTAATGGCCTGCGCCTGTTTCTCCTGTTCGTCAGCATTCTTTTTAATGTCGTCTGCCATGCCAGCAATTTTTTCATTGCTGTCCACCGCGTTCTCGATTAGGTCCTTGAACGTTTCCGACTCTTTCATATCCTCCAGAATGTCATTGGTTATTTCGCTGACATCTATCGAGGACGTGCCCATGACCCAGTCGGTCCAGTCTCCGGCGTTACCAATACGGTCAATCAGGCGCGCGCGGTACCACTGGCGAACGCCAGCCGGCATGGGTCCATGCTGATAATCTGCAGCCGGGTACGGCACCAGGACCAGCAGTTCAGGATTGGCGTAGTCGGCAGTTGTGGCGCGCTGAATCTCTGTATAGGCCGTGTCGCCAGAGCCATCCGGAAATTTCCAGGTCAGGTCGATATGCCAGACCACATCTTCGGTCGCCAGGAAGTTGAGCGGAGTACCCGGTTTTCCCGTTTTACCGGAGAGATAAGTTGTTTCACCGTATCCCCATGGTGACGACGTATCCTGCGCATTCAGCGCCCGGATGCGCACATCATAGCTGCCCGAATAAATGCCCTGAACCGAGAAACCCTGCGCGCTGGTAACCGGAACGTTTATCCAGTCCCCGTTGTCCTTACGCCACTGGGCAACGTACCGGATTGCGCCTTCTACCTTATCCCATGACACCTCCAGGCTTGCTACAGTCAGCCCCTGAGACAGATGATCGCTCTCAGTCACCACGATATTCTTCGGAGCAGACAGGACGCTTATCGGCGTGACGGTGATCGGGGGCGACTCGACCCGAACGCCGTCATCGATGTAACGGTATTTGTTTGGATCGTGCTGAACGGCCGTAATAGTGAAACCGCCTGTGCTGTCGTCGTTAGCCGCGATTGAAGTGACCCTGAAGTACTGTATTGCGAGGTTATCACTGTCTATCGCCCAGACAGCGCCCGCCACAGGAACCTGACTGAATGCCGTAGCCACCGTCACCGTTTTTTTATCGGCGCTCACCGCGCTGATTGTCCGCGTCTGGGCTTTTCCGTCGGGAAGGTTAACCACCAGCCGGTCTTTCGCCGCGTAGTCAATTTCTCGATCCAGGGTAATCTGGCGGCCGTTGACCGCCCTTATGCGGCCCCCATTCTCCTTACCAGAACGGAAAGGATCGGCGACACCGATAATTTCAGCGGGCAGAGGGATATAACCGTCCAGCCCCACGCCAAACGATACGGTCCCGTCTTTGGCATTGGAGAGCAATACCCAGCGACCGCGTCGGTGCGCTTCACTTTGCGAGGTGCAGCCGATTGCGGTCAGGGACGTCTGCCGGACGTCGTAACGCTCTACAAGCGCCGAATCGTAGACCCCCTCAACGGTATCGCTGTAATGGTTCTGCGGATCGGACCAGGACACCAGGCAGGAGCTGTAGCGATTCTTGTATGAGCCGCCCGCATAAGTAAACAACCCATCGATAACGTTTGAGACATTATAAACCCAGTCAACATCGTCCTGCGGGACGTCTGCCTGGACATAAATCTGATCGTTGCCCCAGAACGTTATTCCACGAAATACCGCGGCGAGATCGTTAAGTACCTGCCAGGCGTCCTCCTGGCTCTGAATGAAAATGTTGCAGGTGAAACGCGGTTCGGTGCTACCAGCCCCGTCGGAAACCAGCTCGTCGCAATACTGGGCGATTGAATACAGCGCCCACTTATCCACCATGGACGCATCCACGCGCGTGCCCATGCCGTAAATTTCATCCAGAATCAGATCGTAAAATATCCAGGCGGGGTTATTGGACCAGGCCATTTTGAACCCGCCGGACCATGAGCCAGAATAGGTTCGGGTTGTAGGATCGTAATTATCCGGAACCTTAATCAGCTTGCCTTTTATCTTACAGGTCACTTTCGGCGCGCTGCCGTTGAACTGGCTGCTGTCCACTTCGACATACAGTAGCGCGGTTAAAGGATAACGAAGCTTGCTATCGATGACTTCCGCATACGAAAACACCTTGAAGGCGTTAACCAGTTTCGAATTTGATCCACTGGCATCAGCCGTAATACGTCTGACACTGACAGACCAGCCGGACGTGGATTTTGGCAGATCGATACGGTGATCTCGCTGATATTCCGTCGTGGTCTTTCCGTCAAACTTGCCGTTTACAACCGTTTTCCACGCGCCGCCGTCCGTTGATAAATCGATCGCATACTCGGTGACCGTGCCCACCATATCGCCGTTATCTTTATAGAGATACTGGACCGGAAGGCTGAGCTTGATGCGGATGGCATCCAGGGAAAGATTGGTAAACTGGCGTGTCCAGGGCGCGGTAGTGGTGACAGTTGTACCCACCGCCAGCTCGTTATCGACCTGGGGCATCCCGGCAATATAGGTCTGGTCCTGTGTGCCCTTGCGGAACTCCCATTTCACGCCGCTGAAGTTGTATTCCCCGCTGTCGTTTGCCAGCGGCGTATCGTTGAGAAAAATGTTCTGAGCGGTCAGGTCGCCCTGTATTTCCCCCTCAGAAACGGCAATGAGCATTTTTAATTTTGCGACCGACAGCAGATCGTCAGGCTGCTCAACCGGAGTGTGCGCGCTACCCCCGCCCCCTTTGGCACC